TTAAAAATCAATATAATCGGAAAATTGTTGCCCTATTTTATCTTTAGCAAATTTAGTGATATGAGTATAAACATTCATTGTAGTTTTTAAATCTGCATGTCCTAAACGATATTGAACTTGTTTTAAACTCATGCCAGATTCAAAAAGTAAGCTTGCATGAGTATGTCTAAATGCATGAATCCTGATAGGTTCAATGTCTTTTTCTTTAGTTATCTCTAAAAGCCATTTTCTAGGTTTTGAAGGTGATAGCATCCCTCCATTTTCAGATTCAAAAATTTGTGTGGATTCAGGATAGGTTTGGTGCAATTCATCAAGGATTTTACAAGTTTTTTCATCAAGGCTTAACAATCTGTTTGAATTAGCTTTAGGAGGAAGTATTTCATATCCTACAGGAGAATGAGAAATAGCTTTGTTGATATCAAGAGTTGATTTTCTATAATCTTTCCATTCAAGAGCAAGAAGTTCCCCTTTACGAATTCCAGTAAAAGCAAGGATACGAAATAAAGCTATTTTCTTAATGTCATTCGTTTTTTCTACTAAATCCATAAAATATCTTAATTCATCGGTATCATAAAAATCTTTCTTTTCTTCAACTTTTTTCTTAATACCTTGAGAGGTTACAGGAGCCGCTGGATTAGCTTGTATATAACTTAGCAGAGCAGCGTGATTAAATACCTTACGAACCATTCCGAATAGTTTACGAGCGAATTTAAGCTTCTCAGATAAATCATTTCTAAAGTTTTGTAACTCCATGGGTGTAAAATCTGATAGTTTTGTGCTTCCTATGACGGGTAAGACATGTTTTTCAAATGCTCTGGTAGTTTTGTAATAAGTGCTATTTTGTACTTCCTTTTCATAAACCAACAGCCATTCATCATAAAGTTCTTTAAACGTCATAGCACTTTTTGGTGTAGGATTATCAATTTCTTCTTGGATATTATGCAAAGCAGCTCGCGCATCAGCTTTGGTTTTAAAGCCACTTTTTTCAGCGTACTGGCTTTTTCCATTCTTTTTCCCAATATAAGCTTTGAATTTATAAGCAGTAGTGCCATTTTTCTTTTTATATGCTTTTATTTCCAAAGTTGCTTTTTATACCTCATTTCTGATAAAATGGTATAGTAAAAGCCTTCCAGATAGAAGTGCTTTACTACATTCATGATAAATCCGCCCTTGCCGTCCAAAGTTTGGGCGGATTTTTTATTTCTAATAGAAAACTACAGCAAGTGCTGGAACAGTTATATTTCCACCCATAGTAGATTCGTAAGTATATAAGCCATATACTTTACCATATAGCGTTACTTGATCACCTTCTAAAAGTCTATGATTTTCCCATTCACTAGAGTCTATTTGAGCTAAATAAACATCATCATAATCACCATTTGTTGCAACTCTTAACGTAGCTGTACCATCATCACCATCAGTTACTTGAATGACTTTACCAGTAATTTGAAGTTTTTCCCCTTTATGTTTATTACCGTTTCTTGCCATTTCATCATATGTCAATGTTGGATAAGTAGCTGGGTTTTTAGCATCAGCCTCTTCCTTGGCTTTTGCAGCAGCAGCAGCATCTGCTTCAGCTTTATCTTTAGCAGCTTGGTCAGCGTCTGCTTTAGCTTTTGAAGCTTCAACTGCCTCAGAACTTGCTTTTTCTTTTGAAGTCATTGTTGATTGGCTTTCCTTAGTGCTATCAGAAGAGTCTCCGCCATCTCCACCCTTAGCTCCACCAGTGAAGTGCATTCCTAAAGCGACAACAACAATTACTAAAAGCCAAAACCAAACTTTTTTATAGATTGGTTTTTGAGGTTTTGGAGTTTTTCCATTTTCCATAATGTTTAGGTTCCTAATCTAGCTTTTTATGAGAATCAAGACATTGCTCGTTATTATTTATTTTAAATTGCTTCACAGTATTCAGTGGTATATTCATCAATAACCTTTTCGCATAACCACTTTAATTTTTTGCTAAACTTATATGCACTCATGAATTTTGTAATATTTATTTCGTTTGGGTCAGGTGCAAAATCCCATGATAATAGCCAATCATTAAAGCGATATATTATCATATAATAATCAGCCTCAGCTTCTTGTTTACTTCCATACATTCTTGAGTGACAGGAGTAGTGGATATGTCCACAATGGCAATGACCTAATTCGTGAAGAATAACATTTTCTTGTTCAATAGTAGATAGGTCATCTCTAATATAAATAATATCATCTTCTGGGAAATAGATGCCTTTTATTTCAGTTTCTAAATCTATATCATTCTCAGAAGGGCTAAAATATGCTATTTCAGCCCCAAGCTCATGAGAAAGTTCACTTAATTTGTTCATAGGCTATTCGCCTCTTTCAATTCTTTCTTTAAGTGTATTCTTTAATAAGCGTTTGAAAAATTCTTTATCATTATCGCTCAATTCACCACCGCCATATGCACTAGCTTTATTAACTTGGCCTTCAAGGTATTCATCAGTTAAACGATAATCTTCTATATGTTTAACTTTATTTTGCTCATCTTGTTCTTTTAATTGAATGTTTGCAGTATTTAAAACAATTTTCTGTCGTGGCTCTTCAAGTTGTGAACTAATTTTATTTATCTCTGATAAAGTAGTGGGATCATTATCTTTAAATGAATCAACTTGGGGAAAGAAATCATCTATCGTAACATTAAATACTTCTGATAGTTTTATCATTTGAGGTTTTTTAGGAGACCGAATTCCTACCTCGTAGTTAGATATAGTAGTTTTTCCAACTCCTATTTTTTGAGCAAGTTCTTCCTGACTTAAACCAAAATACTTTCGATATTCTTTGATTTTAGTGCCAACATATTTATTGATTTGTTCAATTTCCATAAACATATTATAAAAGAAAAAACCACGTTTTGCAAACTTTTTTTGTTAAATGCCGTTTTTTTCTTGACAAACCACGAAACGTGGATTATAATTAACTCATAAAGTCAAACGAGCGAACAAACAAAACAGTTGCGAAGCTTCTGTGAATGTAGTTACACGTTGTATTCAACTCAGCGTAAGTAGCAAGTTTGGCAAATAAAAAGCCCCAGTGGGGCGGAAAGGTGATTGTTATGGAAGAAAAGGGAGGTTGGGTGCCTACTTTTAATACCAAAGAACAAGCTACTGAAGCAATGAAAGTTATAAATTTGCTTATTAGCAATAAAAATCAACTAGTGATGTTATTGAAAGATTTTAGCAATAGCAGCAACGATTGTAAAAATGATTGATAGAATACCGATAAAATATTTTAGGTTTCTTATGGTTGTTTCTAGCACTAACATTCTATCTTTTATTGCGTAAACTTCTTCAGATTTTACATAGCCAACCATTTGTACAGGGAGGCCTTCATGACCTGGTTCATTGATTACTTGTGAAGTTGGTATAGGTAATGTTTCTTTAAATTTTATGTCTGACATTATTATTCCCCCTTCAAGTATAGAATTGTTGTCATTTCATCTAATAAAATATCATCTTTAAATAACTTTATATCGAATTTTAAAGATTCGTTTTTATAAGAATTAATCGAAGTGAACAAACTAACCATGTTTACAGAGTAGTTTTCACCTATTTTAAATTTTTCTAAATTTAAAGGAAGTTTACTTTTCGGGGTTACATTTTCATTGTTCAAAAAAATTTGATATTCATAATTTATTGCTGGAAACTCTAGAATAAAGTTCGAAACAACTTGTATGCTAAAAAAATTTTGATTAGTTAAGGTCATTAGGTTTACTACTGGTATTGGTCTCGGATTTTCAGTCAATGGCAATTGTTCTTCGGAGACGGAAGTATAAAAATAATTAATTTTGTTCATAAGAACCTCCAATATAATTTTAGTTTGAACACTTACATTATAGCATGGAGTTATGATATCGCTCATAATGAGCAGGGAAGACTGGCGAACAGGTTCGATTCCTGAACTTCCCTTACTGCGTATGCAGAAATTTAAAACACAGAAAGGAGCCAGTATGGCAATAGAAAAAGAATTAATAGCTCTTCGTACAGAAGAAAAAATTTCTAGAAAGGAAATGGCTAAACTTATTGGTGTAACTCCAGAAACTTATCGAAAGAAGGAACTAGGGGAAAATGATTGGTGGGGAGCAGAAATGTTTTTAGTTGCTTCCAAGTTCAACAAACGGATCGACGATATTTTTTTTGATAAAAAGTCCACGAAAAGTGGTTTCGAGAAAGTTAGTTAGAAAGGAATTCATAAATGAACGAATTACAAAATATTGATGGCTTCAATGCCAAAATTTACGGAACAGCAGAAAATCCTCTATTCCTCGCAAAAGATATTGCAGAACTCATTGAACACTCAAGAGCATCCGAAATGCTAAAAACAGTTGATGATGATGAAAAGCTGATGCAACCAATCCTTGCATCAGGTCAAAATCGTAATATGTGGTTTTTGACTGAAGATGGGCTTTATGAAGTTCTCATGTCGTCTAAAAAACCACAAGCGAAAGTTTTCAAGAAAAAAGTGAAAGAAATCCTGAAAACAATCCGCAAGCACGGAGCGTATATGACTAATGAAGTCATCGAAAAAACTTTAACAAGTCCAGACTTCATTATTCAGCTTGCCACTAAACTCAAAGATGAGCAAGAAGCACGTCTTGAACTTGAAAAAGAAAATAGTCAGCTCAGTCTTGATCTTGCTGAAGCAACTGAAAAGACTCGATACCTTGATTTGATTCTTGATAGTCCAGATGAATTAATCGTAAAACAAATCGCTCAGGATTACGGAATCAGTGCTGTTAAGTTTAATCAAATTTTGAATAAACTACGAATTCAATATAAGCAAAATAATCAATGGATTCTTTATTCAAAATTTCAAGGTAAAGGGTATATCAAGAGCCGTACATTTAATTATATCGGATCTGACAAAAAGTAACACACACGAATCAATACTTGCTGGACTCAAAAAGGTAGAGAATTCTTATATCGCAAGCTTAAAAAAGCTGGATATCTGCCAGTAGTTGAACAAGATGTTGCTTAGAAAGGGAAATTCATGTTTGAAGAAATGATTCAAAAGCTGAGAGATTCAGTTAGAGGAATTGTTTTAGATTCCATGCATGACTATATCTCCAATGATGGAAAATATCCTCTTGCTTTAACTCAAAAACAAGTTATGGAGCTGATTGGCTGTAAGGATGAAAGCACATTCTCAATTTCATTTAAAGAACATTTGAAATTTGCTGAAATGAATTACGGGAAATCAGGGACAAAATGGTCAAGAGATTTAGTTATTGAATGGTTCAAAGAACCAAGGAATTTACAGTTGCAACGGAGAGGTAAATAAAATGTTCGGATTTAAAACAGAAGAAGAAAAAGCTAAGTTAGCTGATTATGACATACTTTTAGCTGAAAATAAAGATTTGCTAGCTCATGATAAAGCGATGGAAGAAAATCGCAATGAGTGGATGGATTACGCTAAAGCCATTGAAGCTAAACTTGAAGCAGTTGAAACAGAATTAATTATTCGTCGCAAAAATGATGAATTTCGTCAAAAGTTAACAGTAGCAAAATAAAAAAGCTCTGCATGGCACGCAGAGCAAGTAGGAAATTCGCCAAAACTTCTACTTAAATTATACCACGAATGCCTAGAAATTTGAAATGGAGAATTTAAATGAGCATTGATGAAAATACTAATTTAACTAAAACAGTGACAATCCCAATTGAAGAATATAAAGGACTGATTGGACGCAAATCTTTTATTAATCCTAAAAAAGTAGCTAGAGAAAAAACTCCTTGGGAAGAGTTGGATGAAGAAGTTCAAGAATTCTTTACCTCACCAACTGGACGCATGCATCTTAAATGCTTAAATGCAATCGTAACTGGTCTATCTTGTACAAGCCTTTATAAAACTTGGCGGACAATGGTAACTCTTCATTCTGGTTCATATACAAGATGGTACACAAATCAGGATGTCGATACTGCTAGAGAGATTTTCGAAGAAATGAAAGCATGCATTAGATAGAAGTGGAGAATTTAAATGAGCGTCGAAAAGAAATTAAAAGGTAAATTCAAACCAAAACAGTCAGGAACTGCAAAAGATTTTGCTCTTTATCTTATTGGAAATGGCTATTCGTTTTCATACAAAGAAAATGAAAAAACTGGTGATATCACAATTGATATAAATTTTGAATATGATGCATTGTTTGAAGATGCTAAACAAGCATTCGACAGCATGGAAGAAAAAAATAAACCTCAAATGTCAATTTTTGAAGAAGAAAATTAGAGTAGGAGATGAAAATGTCAAATCAAATCACTAAAACACAACAAACGCTGAAAAGTCCAGAGGTTAAAGCGAAGTTCGAAGAAGTGCTAGGAAAAAAAGCAGATGGATTCGTCGCAAGTTTACTGTCAGTAGTTGGTAATTCTAATTTAAAAACAGTAGAAGCAAATAGCGTTATGACTGCAGCGATGAAAGCAGCTACTCTTGATTTACCAATTGAACCAAGTCTTGGATTTGCTTATGTAATTCCTTATGGGAGAGAAGCGCAGTTTCAAATTGGTTATAAAGGATTTATTCAATTAGCTTTACGAAGTGGCCAATTGACTGGGCTTAATTGTGGAATTGTATTTGAAAGTCAATTTGTAAGCTACGATCCACTTTTTGAAGAATTAGAACTTGATTTTAGTCAGCAAGCAAGTGGAGATGCAGTTGGATATTTCGCAAGTATGAAATTAGCTAATGGATTTAAAAAAGTTACTTACTGGTCAAAAGAGCAAGTCTTGGCACACAAGAAAAAGTTCGTCAAATCAGCTAATGGTCCATGGCGTGACCACTTTGATGCAATGGCTCAAAAAACAGTTTTAAAAGCCATGCTTACTAAATACGCTCCAGCATCTATTGAATCAAAAATGATTCAAACAGCAATCACAGAAGATGATAGTGAGCGTTTTGAAAATGCTAAAGATGTTACGCCAGATGAGCCAGTTATTTCAATTGATGAATCAATGACTTCTGAAGTTTCAGAGAATGAACCTGCTACAGAAAGCCAGGAACAACTTCCAGAAGATGAAGTAGAAGAGTTGTTCCCGATTGGTAAAAGCTGATGAATAAAAGGTTAAGTTTTTCAAGTTTAAAAGCATTCTCTGATTGTGAAGCCGAAGCTGTTGCAGTTATGGATGAAGAATGGGATAGACAAGCCACTTTTTCTCCATCGACAATTGAAGCTATGAATGCTGGAAGCTATGTCCATAAATATTTCGAAAGCAATAAGGCTTTAGAGGAGTTTAAGTTAGAACATGAATCAGATATGTTCACTAAAAAAGGAAGTCTGAAGTCTCAATTTCAAATTGCTGAGAAAATGGTTCAAACGCTTGATAAGGATCCATTATTTAAAACAATCTACCAAGGAGTTAAAGAGCTTGAAATCTTCGGAAAAATTCAAGGAATTGAATTTCACGGCTTCCTAGATTGTTTGAATCTCGAGCGAAATATATTTATTGATATCAAAACAATCAGAGGTTCTATCAGAGATAAAGAATGGTCAGAAACTGAATACCGAAGAGTGAGCTGGATTAAAGCAAGAAAATATCTGTGGCAAATGGCTATCTATCAAGAAATACTAAGGCAGTCTGACGATGAAAAAATCGGAAAAAATATTAGTCCAGTTATTTACGCGGTAACTAAAGAAACTTTTCCAGATAGTGCTGGAATTACTATTCCACAAGATTGGTTAGATGATTCACTTGATGAGGTTTGCGAATTTACTAATAAATATATTGAAGTATTGAATGGAAGAGTTCCAGTAAGATGTGAACAATGTAACTATTGCAAAGCAACAAAACGAAATATTCAAACGATTTCGTACTCAGATTTAATTTAAACCTATGAGCAAACTGCAGTCCTCACTAATCCTGAGCAGTAGAATTAGAAATAATTCAACTTTAAGCAAGACTACCTTGGGCGGTGGTTTCGTATTTAGTCAAAGCTGGAGGGTGGCGGAACGAGCCGTAAAGTCAATGAGTATTTAGTGTTTACACATAACCACTCATCGCCAGCTTTTAATTTTAAAAATAAAATTTGAAATAAATATAGAAGAAAGGAGTATTCGTGGCACAAAGAAGAATGTTCAGCAAAGAAGTAACAACGAGTGATTTATTCGTTGATATGCCGTCATCAAGTCAACTTTTATACTTTCATTTAGGAATGGAAGCTGATGACGAAGGATTTATTGGTAATGCAAAAATGTTAAGTAGAGCTTATGGCTCAAATAATGATGATTTGAAACTTTTGGAAGCCAAGGGATTTATTATTGCATTTCCGAGTGGAGTCACAGTTGTTAAAGACTGGAATTTGAACAACAAAATAAGAAAAGATAGACAAAAACCAACGATATATACAGAAGAAAAAACACTGTTATCTCTTGATAGCAAAGGGTCTTACTTACTTGGCAACCAAGTGTCAACCATCCCGCAACCAAATGACAACCAAATGTCCGCACAGGATAGGATAGGAGAGGTTAGGTTAGGTAAGGATAGTATAGGTAAGGATAGTATAGACGCTTCGCAACCAAATGCTTTCCAAGAAAAAAGTTCAGGAGAAGATATAAACTCACTTCTTTCTGAATACCTTGATTCATTTATTGAATTTTCTAGTAAAAATATTGCAAAAAGAGCAATGGCACAAGTTGAATTCATGAAACTCTCATCAGAAGAAAAGAAACAAGCAGTAATCGGAGCTAAAAATTACTTTGAATGGTACAAACAAGAAAATCCAGAAGATAAAACAAAAAAATTTAGTATAAATGCCTATGCGTTTTTAGAAAGTGCAACTTTTAAATCATTCCAGCAAAAAGTAAAAGTTAAAAAAGAAACTCTCGGGGGTCTTATCTAATGGCTTTTGATACATGGAGAGATGACGGAGAGTTTGCTATCAAAGCAACTGATGTTTTAAAAAATTATCAAGAAGGTGGGGAACTTGGAACTTGTGAGGTTCACGGCTGTGAGATTATCGGCTCTAAGAAACCTGTGCTTTCTTATCCTAAGAATGAAAAAGGCGAAGTGATTGGAGAACCTTACTTATATGATGTAAGAGTTTGCCCGATGTGCCATGCTGAAGGCATAAAGACAGTTTCTGCTAAAGCTGTCAATGACTTCTTAGGGGAATTCAAAGCTAAAAAAGGTATTGATTTGACTAAAAATGTCATTGTTAAATATGATTTCGCTGATGAATTAAGTGTTGTATCTTGTGACAACATGGTCAAGTGGATTGTTACCAATGTTGGTAGACAGAAAAAAGTAAAACGATTAAAGGTCAGAAAGTACATACAGATTGCTGAAAATAGATTTTCTAGTGATGAAGCAAGAGAAAAATATTTGAAAATATTACATGATATTGAAGAAGCAGAAATTCTTATTTTCGATTCATTGGCAGATTTTACAGCAAATCAAGCTGAAAAAGCATTGACCCCTTTATTAAGCGCAAGTGATAACTGCTCAATTATTATACTAACAATTCCAGAAAGTGATGAAAGGCTTGAACAATTGCCAGCAAGATTGAAATTTAAACTCAATAATGCGCAAGTAATGAATTTCTCAAGTACAGGACACCAAAGATGAAGTTCCAGCAAACTAAAAAGTCAAAATATGGAGCAAAGAAAACAACGGTAGATGGCATTGTATTTGATAGCAAAGCAGAATCAATCTACTATTTGCAACATAAAAATGATGAGCGGATGACCATGCAAGAGAAGTTTGTTCTCATGGATAAATTCAGACTGAACGGAAAACTTTATAGAGAAATAGCTTATAAAGCGGACTTTGTTTTCAGAAATGAAGCTAACGAGATTATCAAAGTTGTCGATGTAAAAGGCATGGTCCTACCTGAATTTAAAATGAAAGCAAAATTATTTGCTAACAGATATGGAATTCCAATAACAATAGCTAAGAAAGTAGCGAGAATGAATATGTTCGAGGAGAGCGAAATATGACTGAAACAGCAAAAGAAGTTATTGATAGATTACAGGGCGAAGCTGGCTATGCAACAGGCGGGTATGTTGATAGATTAGTATTTTCTGGCCTTGATGTTCATGAAATGTTGAATGAAATCGAACAAGCAATTGACACTGACAAACCTTCGGTTGAAAAACTAGAGCCAATCGGATATTACAACGAAGCGCATGGATTCTTATACGATGAGTTTGATAAAGATTGTTATTGTCAGGGATGTTGTTCTATGGAAGCAGTTTATACGGAAAGTCAAGTTAAAAAATTAACTGGCGAAAATAAGGTTGAAAAACTCCAAGAACAGCTTAACACTGCGAAAAAGGCACTGACAGAATCAGAAAAAATGTACCAAAAGCAGATGGATAGATTTCTTAATAGTGAAATGAATGAATCAGCACGTTCACATTGTGAAAGCCAGTTGAAGTTGTTATTTCCAGCTCATAAGGCTTATGAAGTACTCGCAGCGATTGGAGGGGATGATGATTGAAATAAGACTTTTTAATCCATACATTGATATTACTTACAGGACTGACAGTTTTTCTATAGAGCGTTGGGAAATATTTTTAGATAATTTTCGAAATGGAAACGAAGAAATAATTTCATTCGGACCAACTTATGAAGAAATTCATGGCAGTGATGAAAATTCTAAAATGCCTGAAATTGTTACCATTTGTCCTAAGCATTGGGCAAAAATATCAGTAACGGAACTTGAAGGGAGCGGCGATGAGTGAATTAGAAAAAACAGCACCAAATGAGATTTATTTGATTGTTGGAGATACTGACAAAGATTGTAATTTCAATGAGTTAACGGAAGTTACTTGGGCTGATAAGCCTATTTATGAAGAAACAGCAATTAAATACGTTAAAGCTTCTCAGCCCACGATTCCTAAAAGCATTGCGGATGAGTTTGACCAAATTTACGAAGACACGGAAGAATATCAAACAAACGTAGCACAGATGTTTAGCTCAATGCAGCCTTACTTTGTCTTAGAAAGTTATCCAGAAATATTGCATTGGTTAGAGGATGATGTTAAAAACACAAACGTGGTACTCGCCTACCTCGCAGGCAAAGCCCTCGGAGTTGATTTAGTGAAAGTGGTGGCAGATGATTAGTGCGAAGAAAAAATTACAAAAGCATAGGAAACATTATACTTATGATGAGGTTATTACACTATTAGCAGACTACGGAAATATGTGTATGGCAGAACTTGCTGAACATGAATTTGGCAGTTCTGCAACTGTACAAAAATATATTAATGAGGATATGTGGCTTGATAAACAAGAAGACTGGAATAGCTGACAAACTAATATCGCTGGTCATCAAAGTGTGTGACTGGTGGGGAGGGATTGAATGAAACCGATAATAAGCAAACTATTTGAAGAAATAGATGAATTGGAAGAAGAATTAGAATATTATTCAAAACATGATATGTTTCACCAAGCACATTTCAAAAGATTTCAGATAGTAATTAGACGTGATTTTATAAAAAAAATCAGTAATGCACTAAACCCACAGATTCCAGAACCTTGGGCTAGTATGACAGCTGATGAAATTATAAAAGGATTAGGAGTGTACAAATGAAACTAATGTGTAAGCTGTTCTGGCATAAGTGGGTATTAGAAGCTGGATGTACATTTTGTTGGCGTTGTAGTAAAGATTACAACGAATTCAACCGCTCAGACCTTGACGAGTCAGATAACGTGTTCCCTGAAAAATGGCTTGATAAACACATGGATTGAGGTGGAAAGTGCATAAAAAAATAAGAGATTACTTGACAAAATTTATTATATTCTTAGTTGTTTTCATGACTACTTCTAATATGATTAGTATGTTTTTTAAAAATGCAACAACTAGCGAATGGATTTTAACTATTGCTATTTCTTTAATCGCAGCATATCAAAATATGGATTGAGGTGGAGATGAAAAATTTACATGGATATGAAATTGGTTTTTGTCTAATGATTATTTGCGTGACGGCAATTGTGATTGTAGCAATGCTGACAGGCAATATTGACAAGATACCATTTTAA